CCCAGTTAGCTTGTGATATATATCTAGCATCTGGTGACTTATGATAGAATGAGATAGCTGGATTCCATAACTCTACTTCATAATCATCCTCCATCATACGGAAATGCCAGAACTCTCTATCTGTAATTAACATATCACGGAAACCTCTTTCTTCAAGCTCATCCATTCTGAATCTTTCTACATCTACTTTATGCTGATGTGTAGCCCACTCTTCTACCATTGATCTGTAGTCTTTTCTAAAGTACATTTCAATTTCAGGAAGAGATTTAAGTTTTTCTGGAGATGTTTCTTGTTGGAATTCCTCTGAGTCAGGTTGAAGACCTTTATCCATAAGTGCAGAAGATACTTTAAGTCTTGCATCTTCTAATAGGACATCTTCTACCATTTGTCTTTTTTGCTCCATCATCTCATTATATGAGAACTCATCTACTGCTCTATATGTAAGCTTAGTAGATCTTTTAGCAAATTCAGCTACTAGAACATTAATAACATTTGGGATAATTGGGTAGAACTTTAACTCTAATGCTGATACATCTTCTTTAGTAAGTGTTTCAACTATATCTCTGTAGTCATTGTTCTCTTCTACTATATAATCAGACTTATCTATTATACCTTTGGCCAGTTTATAATTTTTCATTAGTCTTCTGGCATTTCTCCGGATTTGTTTTAATCCTTGCCACTCTAACCAATCTAAATTCCAAGCTGCCCACTTTTCATCTTTTTCTTTTTTAGGAATAAACTGTAACGGTTGGGTAATACTACCCATTCTGTTATTTTCTGTTGTTGCTCCTCCTTTTGCCTGTAAAGCATTTATTATCTTCATAGTACCTATTTAATATTTTTAAAAGGGGATCTTGTGATTCCTTTGCTTAATGAATTACCAGAACCTCCCATATGTCTAAATGGACTTCTATTTAATTTACTAAAATTTTCAGACTTTTGCAAGTTTTTAGCCACATCATCCATGATTGTTCTTTTTGGATAACCTGTATTTGAGTGTTGTATTCTCATAAAAGCAACAAGAGCAGCAAAGGCAACTAGTCTATCTACATTGACTCCATCAGCATATTCTCTCATTTCTTTCATCAACATTGGATCCGGAATTCTTTCTATACCATATTTAGTTCTTACTATTGTACCATCAGGTTTTGTTTCCACATCTATTTCTTCTTTACAATATTCTATAGCATAACTAAGAAGGTGTGCTTTAAAAAGAGTACCTGTATTTTTCCAACCATACTCCTGGAATACATTAGCATTAGATCCAAGATCTTTTAGAAACATGATCTGACTTTTAGGTACAAGATATCTTTGTTTTTTTCTAGATATCATATACTGGATAAATAGTGAAATATTGTTTTCAATTACTGTCCAGGCATTATACCACTCAATAATTAATTCTAGTCTTTGATGTGTTTTATTTATATCATCAAATCTTCCACACCATGCTGCTACTATTTTACCCTGTTCTATATAATTTTCTGTTTCTACACCAGTTACTTTAGTTACTTCAATTGGAGCTTTCATTACATATATTGAACATAGTGATTCTGATGTATTAGTTTTTCCCTCTGATACTGGATCTATAGATGCATAGTACATTCTAAATGTTGGATCTTTAACTGGCCTTTCCCATACCACTAATACTCCTGTTTTATCTTCTGTTTTTTTGGATATGGGAAACTCTGATATAGGTCTTTTATTTGTAGGCATTACAGCAGGCTTACCATTCTCATCTGTGCTTATATCTAAAAATTCATAACCATATGTCTTATCTTCTATTCTTCTTTCCTGTGCTGCAAGTAAATGAGTAGGAAATACAGATACTGTTCTGTGGTCAAATGCTTCTTTAATATTTCTAGGATGCTGAGATATCCTTAACTGGTAATCTTCTGGACTCAGTTCTTTTTTCCATTTATCAAACTGCTCATCTAATGCTTTTAATGCAGCTTCTACAAGTGAATTACCATAGTCATCAATGTGAGGAGGCATAGACCATTGTTCAGGAATAAATAAACCTGACATACCTTGAGTGCCTTTATCATCTATAAGATCTGTTTCTACTGCATATACATCTTTAGATAGTGGATTAAGGATCATATCTCTTAGAGGATTACATTGAGATAAATCACCCACAGATCCTGCAGCTATAAACATTCCTGTAGTAATAAGTCCAGATCTCATGGCCGGGCGCATGTACTCATATGTCTGATCCATCTTAGGAGCAATTCCAGCCTCCTCATGGAAGAAGTATTTTACCGGACCCCCTACACCATTTGTTGGATCTTTCTCAAATGACATACCTTGTATAGTACCTTTAAGACCAACTTCTGTTTTTCTATCTCCTTTTCTTACCTCAATTTTCTGTTGCCACATCATTACTTTATCCGGTGACATAGGACGGTACCATGCTGTGTGTTCATTTAAGAATGCAGCATATTCCTGTAAAAATTTCCAGGATCCTTTCTCATTGATATAATCTTTAAGACTAGCACCTATCTTAAGTGTTACACCTGCTTCAAACCATTGCTGATTTATAAGTTTACCCATATGATAGTAAGAAGAAGCTATCTGTCTTTTCTTTAATATTGCAGAGTGTTTATAGTTAAGTTCAGCTAATAGTTCATATAATGCCATATGATACTGAGCATCCCGTATCTTAGCAAACCCAAATTGTTGCAACTCTTTATCAAAGATTGGTAAAAAGTTTAACCACATGTAGTATTCTCTAGCTACAAACCATGCATTATTACCATCTTTAACTATTACACCTTTACGGCATTTAGCTTTTTGATCATCCCAATATGTTATAAAGTCTTTTGATCTGTAAGGTGCTGGAGTGTATATTCCATCTTTTTTAAATTTTGTTGACTCAGATATGAAAACTTTATTTGTAGTTTCATTGAAGTTGTACTTACCTGGTTCTTTAAATATGCTAAAGATAAAGTTGCTGAACTCCTCTCTGGATTCAAAACTTGTAATTGTCCAGTCTCCATTGTCATAAGTTGGTATGTCTTGATAAATTTCACTCATAATTATTGGTCATATGCCATTCCAATTCCTCCCCGTACTCTGCTTGATTGCTCTTCCTGAAGATCTTTATAGGCTCCTTTAAAAGACTGTCTAATTGCATCATAGTTTTTAGCAGCACTGATAAGGGAGTTTATATTACCATCTCTACCTGCAGTTATTGTAGTTACTTCCATATATCTTGCTAATCTATCTAACATGGATGCAATACCTTTATATGCTCTGGATGTTGGTGTTTCATACATTCTTTCACAGAATTTAAGCGCAGTAAACACAGCATCATCTTCTGTTGAGAACTCACCTTCTATCTGTTGCATGATCAGGTTTTCTTTATCTATATCTGGTGTATAGAAGAAAGGATTCATATCTGGATTAGGACATGTCATGTAGAACAGATACTGATATATCTTAAGGTAATCTTCTGGATAATCATCCATAATATCTTTCAATGCCTTTAAAGTATAACAATGCTCAGTTGGTATTACCACATTGTTTTGTATTTCAAATAGCTTAACTATCATTATTTCTTTTTAATTGGGTTGTCTTTCATATAGTGAATAATTGCCTGTACTTCATCTACTAAATAAGGTACTGCAATTGGTTTTACTTCTTTTATTACAGGGTCTCCATTCTCATCTTTCTTAGTTACAGGATACCCCCAATTATCTTCAGCCTCTACCTCAAACATAACATGGTGTATAAATATTCTTCCTGGTTTTAGCTTAGGATTATGCTTCAGTATAATATACATATAAATACTCAATTGTAAAGCATAATGATAGAAATGACAGTCATCTAAGTTATCTACTGGTGGTAGCATTTTGTCTGGCATACCCTCCCAGTTTACATAAGACTCCATATCTATCTTCTTATTAGTCTTGTAGTCAGTGATATTTACTTTACCATTGACTACTTCAACTAAATCTGATTGGCCACATAAGCCTGCTGACTTAAGATAGACCATATGTTCTGGATACACGCCTGGTTCTAACTTTTGATTTGGTGCTACTCTTATCCCATTATTCTCACCAGATGGTTTAAATACAGGTATAGTAACACCTTCTCTTTCTAATGAAGCTAAGGAACATATATCATCTTCTCTTTGGTTATGATACCATGTACCTAGAGTAGTAGATCTGTCTGCTTCATTAGTCCATATTTGCTGTATTAATACAGGATCAATACCAAACCATTTTGACTTTTTACTCTTGGTAACTTTCTCTGCAGTCTTTTTTGCATCAAAAGGTTTTTTAAAAGCTGATACCACAGAAGTAACACTAGTCCAGCTAATGTTTTCTTCTGAGCTTAAGCTTTTGTAGCTATGATCTGCTGCATTAAATACTATACTCATGTTTAGTCTTTAGATTCATCTAATGCATCTAACTCATCTTCCTTCTCTTCAGTAGTAAGTGCTTCCCATTTACCTAATGGGCATTCTGATGATAAAGATCTTGTTTTAAAGTTAAGTGAGCATCCACATTCATTACAGCATGGAGCAGTACCTTTAACAGCACACTTCTTTCCTTTGTGCTCACAGTCATCACAGATACTATATCTTAATCTAGCTATTTCCTCTACTGTCTCATCTCTGATAACTGAGTTAGTTATGCCTTCAATTATTTGGTTCCTGTTCTCCCAAATTAGTTTTAGTGTGTTTTTCATAAGTCTTCTTTATTAAGTTTATATTCTTCTTTCTTCTTTAAAGTCTCTTGTTTTTTTAATGCTACCTTATCTAATTCTTTTTCTATGTGAGCCAAAGCTATTAGTTTTTTTTCTAGCATCATCTTGTGGTGATAAGCATTAAAGGTAGATGTGTCATGATTGGTTAATGCCTTCTTATATCTAGGCACCATC